AATGAAAAAGCCTAGAACAGTTAAACACGGGGACTTCATCAGTCCCATTTTCAAGGGCAAACACCCTTATCTGACGAGTAAGAAGTATTATGGGGTGTTAAGTCGTTTATGGCTTGAAAACACGCAGTATCCAGAGATCATAGACGACGAAGGAGATTTTATACGTGTTTCGATTAATAAGGTTACTAATCATATTAATGACCGATTTTTTGCTACGGAAGGTCGCTGGGTTAAACGAAGAAAGGCTAAATAACTATTCCTCGAAAGCAAGTCTAACCATTCTAAACGTCAAATAGCGTAAAAGAATGTCAAAGAATAGGCTTGCTTTCTCTGGAGTAGCTGATAGGCTATATCTTCTGAATTAAATAACAATCTGAAATTAAAAGTACCGCATGACTGATAACCAAGAGTATATAAGAGTCCCGCCACCTATTGGCACAAGGTTTGATCGAAGGACAAACTTTGCAATCGGAGAAATCTACCGACTTGAGCCTTACCAACGTCAAAGAGTGTTCAAACTCGTTGGGGCGTTGCCAAGTGAGCCATTTCTCTGCACAAGCCCACCCTTTGAACCGTACGTAGAGCCTAAGACCAACGCGATAGGAGGAACTGGGCATTTGTACACAGAGGTTGACATTCTACCCTCACAGCCTGTGACTTTCAAGTGCCATTTGAAAAGCGAGTCTTTAACTCGTTGCAAGGTCAAGACTTTCAGCCTGACGCTCGAAGAACTTGGATCAATGTCAACGCTTCGAGAAGAGAAGCCAATTTACGTTAAGAAAACTGCCAAGAAACTTGGACTTAGTCAGCAACGACGACATGACAAGCGTAAGGGCAAGAAGAACCCTGATAAAGTAACCACAGTAGATGTGTCAATGTTAACATTTTAAACGTAACCGTCTGAGCATATAGTCTAGGGAGAACCTAGTCACCCTTTGTTACTTTGAGGGCAGTGAACAAGTAGGACGGTTTTAAGCACAAAGAATTATGAATGACAGACCAACAGAACCTTACAGCGAAAGAGACGCTCCCGAACTTTGGTGCGACGTACTAAAGTGGGAAGAGCAGAGGGCTGACGGATTAGAGCAAAAGCTCAACGAACTCAAAGAAGAATTCGAACACCTTAAATGTGCAATAAGAATTTCACTGACTTTAAACACCTCCCCGTATGTTAACCAACATGTCATACGCATGGACAAACTCTTTCAAGGCGACACTTCTGTAGCCTCGAACAACAAAGTAAAACACTAAAATAATACGTATTATGATGAATAAAACAGTTACAGTTAATTGTTATGACTTCGAAGACCTGAATATAACAGGACTTCCTGAAAACGCCGCTGAGTTCGATGAGATGGCTAAACGCGACGGTGCTTGTTACGAAGCCGCACTTAGTCAAGCATTGGCTCACCAACACCAAGGACGCATCCGTTCGGCTGTTATAGCCATGTTGGAAAAAGAGTCTGGTCTTGAACGCGAAAAGAAAGTCGAAGGCGAAAAGACTACTATCTCTGAAAACGATGGTACTTATATTCGCCGCTTGACAGCACACCTGAAAGAACAAGGCATCGACATCGTCGCTGACTACTCAGAACGCGTCCAAGAAGTTGTGACGAGTGTTGAGTTTACCTTGCTCAAACGTGTGTCTTCTGGACTCGGCACCAAGCCTGCTGCTAAATGGGTTACTGCTGTTAAGGATCTCCTTACTGCTGGTAAGTTCGAAGCATTCTGTGCTCACGTTGGACTCGACAGCGCCGAGCTGGTTGACGAAGAAGGCGAACTAACCGAAGACGGTGAAGTTCCAGCAGCTAACGCGTTCAAGAAGTTCTGGAAAGAACGTGAAGCTAAGATCGCAGCCGAAATGGAAAAGAACGCAGCGTTCTAAAGGAACTCTCACAATTCTTACTGGCTCTACACTCTTCGGGGTGTAGGGCTTTGTGGGTAGAAACTGAAATAACTAACAACTAACAAAGGATCAATTATGCCAATGGACTTTCCAACAATGAAAAGCTTAGAACTCGCAGCAGAAGTATGGGACTTTAGAAAACCTAAAAATGGTGAACCTGAAGCGAGATACCGAGAAGCTTTAGCTAACCACGTAGAACCCAAAGATATCATAGAGTCTCAAGAAATTAGAACAAAGCACGGGTGGGATCAGTTCTCACAAGTAGAAAACGAGGATCTTGCGGTCAGAGCAGGACGGCGTTGGAGAAAGTAACCATGAGCATTCCAAAACTATGTAGTGACATTGTGGATAGAGCATTAGCCACTGATAAGATAACATTCACAAAGGCTGAACTGAATGGCTATTCACCCATGAGTGTGAACTTAGAACTTGGACGCCACCTGAACAATCGTAATCTTCGCAAACAGTTCAGGGTATCCGCAACCCATGAGTCTTTATCACTGACTAATAAAAACCATGAAGGCGGGTTGCTTAAAAACACACAGCAAACTTTTACATCTATAGTAACTGATAAGCATAGCCCCGAACTAATTTCGTGTTACAAACTTCTTGTGCAAGAGGGTATCATAGAGTCCATAGAGATTAAGGGACTAAGCACAGAGATTTTAACAGAACTTTACGGGACGCTCACAGAGGGTCTCGAAACCGTAAACACCAACAAAGGAGTATTATTATTATGAAAATCTCAACAAAGATACGAGGAAGCGGTGGCTATACGACAGAAGACTACAAAGACCTGATTGCTGAGCTAGACGGTGGCGACTACGATGTGAACGACTGGGAAATGGAGTTCTTAGACACTGTGCTTGGACAAAACGATTTCAGTCCAAAGCAACAAGAGGTTCTTCGGAATATGGAAAAGAAATATGTACGATAACAACTAAACTGAAAGAAAGTAAAATGATAAATAGAGAACCAAGTCCAATTAGCAACATGCTAAGTGAGTACGATGAAAGCGACAACGACGAGAAACCAGTCTGCAAATGGTGCGGCGGTAAGGGGTACATGACTGTGCCAGGTTCAAGCCTGTCGTACAGATGTACTGACTGTGAAGACGAAGATGATGACGAACCGCTAAGCGAGTGTTGTGATGCACCTATTCACGAAGACGAACGCCTTTGCTCAGAATGTGGGGAACACGTAGGATGAGGACTAAATCATTCGCTCAGTGGTGGGCAACAGAACAGCCAGGCCACGCGGTAAGCCGTGAGGACATAGCAGCTACCGCTTGGTACTACGGAGGAGCGCGAGCAAGCGAGACCATTGAGAGTCTACAAGACGCGGTCATTGTTCTTGGCAAGAAAGTCAAGGAGCTTGAGGCGAGGTTGTCTGTGGAAAATCCAGCGGGGATTAGGAAGACGACGCGATAAAGGCACTTCGCCGAATAAAAGACAAATAACAACTAACCAGAACGAACAATGAGAAAACGCATTTCAACCAAGAGACGAGCCCCTCATAAACCTTCTAAGGCACAGTCGTTAGCCCAAAAGGTTAACTGGGCTATCTTTAGAATGAAGGGTATTCAGACGCAGCTTGAGTCTTTAGAGAACAGTGGGCAATGGCCGAGTGAGGCTACAAGGAGACGCTTGGCTGAGTTACAGAGAGGTGTGTATCTTGTGACTATGAACATGAAATATGACTATCAGGAGGCTAAGAAGAAACTGTGAACGACAAACTACTAGACGCCCTTGGTTGGTTGTTCTTAATCATCCTACTTAGTTTGATGTTCTTAACAAACGGACTGATGGGATACACTACCCGCGCTAGTTATTATAACTCAGGAATAATAACCGCTTATGGAGAACCATTCATCAAGACTCATTTTACTTGCGCCTCGTGGTTCTATCCCAACGGAACCATTCTCCGAGTCACCAACCCTGAGAACCACCGGACATGCGAAGTCGTCGTCAACGACAAAGGTCCAGCGTTCTGGGTGATAAGAGATAGAGGGGTCACTATTGACCTCTCTGAGGCAGCGAGTAATTATTTAACACAGGGACACCCTGGAACAATAACAATCAAAGTGAAAGAAGTAACAGATGAACAAGAATAATGACAATTCAGAACTTCCAGTTTCTACCCAACGCGTGATAGGGAACTGCCTACAAGTAGAAAGCCTGACTGCGTTTTCCGAAGACGGCGTAGCTTTGGTTATCACGACTGAACATGGGAGGAAAGGTGATTTCTACCTTAACAAAGAAACCGCACTCAACCTTAAACAATTCATCGAGGAGACATATGAAAAAGAATAACCCATTAAATAAACAAGAAGGCGGTGACCATTACAAGACCCTAGCCATCCAACCTGTTGAGTACTCTCACGCCAACAAGTTACAATTCATGGAAGGGTGCATTGTTAAGTATGCGACTCGTCACAGGACTAAGAACGGCGCAGAAGACGTTAAGAAGATCATTCACTTTGCTGAGTTGATTCTTAAGCTTGAGTACAAGGAAGGTAGCCGTGAGTCATACGAACAATCCCGTATGGATGTGGATCTAGCTTACCGAGCACCGGCACAAACACGCAACCCTCAAATTGACAAATAACTTATGTCAGACATAACCGACCGCATGTTACCACCTGAACCACGAACGTTGGGGAAGAAAACATTCCAACCAATAGAGAGAGACTACCTATTGGTGCAGAAATGTTTTCTAACGCACGGGTTCATGAACGCTTTCACTGGCTATTGCATTACGCAGTTAGCTCAACAACTAAGAGGAGAAAATATTACCAATGACCAAGAACGAGAAGACGCCGGATTTACTATTGGACGAGTCATGTCCAATTTTCGCACTGATAGAGAAGACGACAAGCCAACTGAGCGACGAGGATCTGGAGCTGACGGTGACCAAGTTCAGGAGCCTACTGGAGACACCGCAGAGCCTGAAGAAAGTTCTGGGGTCGATCAAGGGTAACACTAGGGCGAAGAAACCTAAGAAGAAAATTAACGTACTTGACCTGGGTTTCTGATGGACGATACAGTTTATATTAAAGGGATCGCGCAAGGGTTTGAACTTAGAAAAGAAGGACAGAATCCGCATTATGTACAAGTCAATCTATTGACTGATAAGTGGGACTTGTCTAATGGAGACTCATTCATTAGAGAGTTCGACTCACTTGAACAAGCGTTGGATATCACCATCGCAGAACTACAAATAAAATAACTGAAAGGAAAAGTAAAATGGAAATGCACAATCATATTAAGGACGCCATATTGCAGTCGCAAATGGTGAGACAATTAATCAAGGACGATGTCATGATGCTTGACAACTCTACGTTTACCAATTGGAACGGGTGTTTTGTCAAAGGCATGTTTGCTGGTGCGCTCAAGCGTAGTGGCGTTAGAGGACAAGCTCCATTGGTTTTCGGAGGCGCGGTTCATGAAGGACTGGAACATTTCCACAAGGGGATGTCTATGGACGATGCGTTGCTCATGGCAATGGAGTTCGCTAACCCAACTAAGCTCAACACAGCAGGCGAGTTAATTAAACAAGGAGCTTCGCTGGACGAGGTAGCTGACGACAGACGTAATCGTGATCGCCTTCGCGAGTGCTTAATCATGTACGAGCTAGACTATTCTCAACGCCACGACAAGTTCAATGTCCTCAAGGACACGGACGGTTCTCTTATGGTCGAGAAAAGTTTTAGACTTCCATTAGGTTCGTTTGAAACCACAGTTCCAAGGGTTCATAATGGTAAGCTAGACTTCACGACTGAGCCTAGGGAAATCAAGATCATGTGGGAAGGGAAGATTGACCTTCTGGACGTAGACGACAACGGTGACATATGGGTTGTGGATCACAAGACAACGAGTATCATGGGCAAACAGTTCGCTGATGATAAGATGCGTTCAAGTCAGATGCTTGGTTATGTTTGGGCGACTAGACAATTGACTAAGGAACTCGGCAAGATGGTTAGGGGTGTTAATCTAAACGCCATCGCGCTAAGGAAAAACGGTTTTGACTTCGAACGGTTCCCAATCGTTATAAGTGACTGGGCTGTTGATGAGTGGTGGGATGAGACTATCCTAGCGTGTCAGGATATTGTTGATAACCTTGTCTTGTTCTTGGAAACCGGCAAAGCGGTACCATCAAGGGAGTCTTGCGTTACCAAGTACGGTAAGTGTTCCTTCTTTGACTGTTGCCAATGCGCTCCGGCCATAAGACCGCAGTTCCTTTTCGACGAGGACTATTATTATACAAGTGAATGGAGTCCGTTAAACTAAACTAGAAAGAAACGAATCATGAGCATATACGAAAGTCTAGACGACTCTAAACAACCCATTACCTTACTCCTTAAAGGAGACTCAGGTTCTGGCAAGACGTACAAAGCAGCACACTTTCCTAAGCCGTGCTTCTTTAACTTCGACGGAAACTTAGTAGGTCTTAAGATGCTGTCGGACGAGATAAGAAAGGACATCAAGATTGTTAATCCGTTCTTAGACGAGAAAGGCAAAGAGATACCGGTTAAGGCGTTCTGGACTAACTTCCTTAAGAAGTTGGCCATTGCACTGGAAGACCCTGAAGTAGAAACAATTGTTCTTGATAGCCTAAGCACCTTAGCGGACGCACTTCAATGGCAACTCCTTGGTGCTAAGAACCCCATGATGAAACCAAAGGGCTATGACTTCTGGGCGTTCTTCGGGAATCATATACTCTTGTTCTGCGACGAGATCATTCACAACCCTATGCTGGATAAGCACATTGTTGTGATTGCGCATGAGAAGATTGAGAAGGACGAACTGACAGGCAAAGTCTCAAGGGAACTTAGTCTTGATGGGCGCATGAAAGACAGACTAAGTTTGCACTTCTCAGATGTCTGGGAGTGTTACACTCGAGTGCCGACTAGCGGAGAGGTTCAGTACAAGCTGAGGACAGTTCCGGGGTCTAACTTCAATGCCAAGTGTTCTCTTAAGATCCCACAAGATTTTGTCTTCGATGAGGAAGTCAAGAACGTAATGGAGAAGATACGAGTTTAATCTTTGGGCGGAATCCCGAAATAACCGATAAACAAAAACAATAAAAATAAACCATAAAAAGTATAATGAAAATCAACGTAGGAAATATAAGCGAAGTAGCACTAGGAACTCCATTACTTGCAGACCAAGTAGTGTATGCAGAAATCACCAAGTGTGACATGCAAGCTCAGAAGAAAGACCCGAGTGCTTACTCTCTGGTAAGTATACTCAAGATCCTGAACGAAGAAGTTCACGACGAAGAAGCTAAGCTCGTCAAGAACATGGGCTTCATCTTGTTTCACCAGATCAGTCTGAAGCCAACGTTTCACGAAGGCACAGAGGATCTTAAGTACGATCCAAGAAAGGGTATCAAAGAACTGGCTATCGCTTGTGGCTACTCGGCTGAACAGATCGAAGAAGCAGACGAAGAAGGTGGCTTCGACTCAGAAGCGTTCATTGGTAAGAAGGTCAAGGTTAAAGTCTCGCTCCGCACGGGTGATTCACAGTGGCCGGATAAGAATGAGATAAAGAAACTCAGCGTTATTAAAGACGGCGAGTTCTCAGCGTAACAATTAGCACAAGTCAGAGTCCGATCCTCTCTTGTGCTTATAACTCAGTTATAAAAACCAAATGAATTTTATGAAACTCGATGACAAATTAAAGAATTTAAAGAAGCGGTTTGGAAACGTAACCTTATATGGGAACACCGCAGGATGGTCTTGCGAAGTCTTCGTAGGAAACACAAAAGCCTATCCTTATAGTACCATGCTCGGTCTCGGAACAACACCCAGACTCGCAATCATTAACTTAAACAAACATTTAAATGCAATCAACACTAATTAAATACTCAGACATAATAGTCAAAGACAGATTCCGTCAGGACTACAAAGACGTAGAACTCTTGGCTGAATCTATCCGTGACAACGGACTCATTCAACCTCCTTGTGTTAACGAGGATACCATGGAACTCGTGGCTGGGGGCAGGAGACACAGGGCGTGGGGGATGCTTCTTAGTGGCGAGGTTCCAACGGGCGTTGCAACTCAGAATTATTTAAACGATTCTTACGAGATGATGCCAGTCTATCTACGCAAAGTAGACTCAGCCGGTGACATGATCCTTCTTGAACTCGAAGAGAACTTGCGTCGCGAAGACATGACTTGGCAAGAGAACGCGTACGGGATTTACGAATACAACAAGGTTGCAAAGGAGAAAGCCTATGCCGAAGGTGTTAACTGGACGCAAGTTCAAACCGGACAGCTTCTCAACGTTACTCAAGCGCGTGTCTCTACCATCATGAAGATCATGAAGCACATGATTAAAGAAGGTAAAGAAGGTAAGTTACATAAGTGTGACTCAGCTCAGGACGCGCTCAAGATGATTATGAAAGACCATCTGGATGCTTTAAACAAGGAACGTCTGAAGCGTGTTAAGGAAGCTCACGCGGCTGCGATTCCACCTGAACTAAAGAACATTGACCTTGCTAGTATAACTCAAGAGCTTGGTAAAGGAATCGCGTTTGATTCAATCGAAGCAGTAGACCAAACCTCTCCAGTCGGCGTCGAGCAAGACGTCATTAGCTACATGGACATCAGTGAGTTCTACAGACAAGGAGATTGTTTGGACGTTCTTAGCAAGCTTAACAAGGTTGACCACATCGTGTGCGATCCGCCTTATGGTATAGACATGAAGAACCTGGACACCACTAAGAGTGTTGATAGGATTGAGGAGACTCATCAGGTCGAAAAGAACGTAGACTTACTGTACGATTTCTTAGACGTTGCCTTTGATGTTCTTGAGGATCATGGGTTCTTGTGTATGTGGTATGATCTAGACCACCATGAAAAGATAATGGCCTTCGGTAAGTCTGCTGGATTCAAAGTCTGTCGTTGGCCATTGACTTGGTGCAAGACTAGTCCATGCAGAAATAGCGTGGCTCAGTATAATTTTACGAAGTCAACCGAGGTCTGTATGATTATGCGAAAGTCAGAGAAGTCTGTGCTTAACCACAAGCAACCGAATAACTATATCCTTGCGCCGTCGATTTCTAGCGCAACGCATCCGTTTCTTAAACCTCCTGAGGTTTGGGGCAGACTCCTTGACGCTGTTAGCTTCGAGGGTCAGATAGTAGTTGACCCATTCGCAGGTGAGGGTTCATCACTTGAATCCATTTACAACAAGAATCGAATCCCAATTGGTATTGAGATTGATGAGAACCATATTGCTAACGGAGTCGCTAGACTTCACAAAAGATTAAACCAACAAACAATAACAGAAAGCCCATTAGGATGAACAAGTTAGATAGAAGAAAATTCGAAACAACGTATGGACAGAAGCGCGGTAACATGTTAGGCAATCACTGCGTAGCACAACCAGCAGGTCTGGTGGAGACCGATCTTGGTATCGGTGACCGCATAACCTACCGGTACTCAAAGAACCATGACTGGTCTTGCCGTGACCAATGGGCTTATGCTGGTGAGTTACCTAATGGTACGCTCATAGCTTTTTGTTTAACAGACAATAAAACCACGAGGTTCTCAGACGGAAACTGGAAACGGTATGAATCGACAAGATAAAGACGACCTAGGAAACTTCTTACTATGGATAACGATAACAATAGCAGTGATATTATTTCTGATTTCGATGGGCTAGACAGACAGCCCTGTGTAGACATGGAGTTGGACGAGGCACTTGAACTTGGGTATGATATTGTTCAACCGAAGTATGACGGGATCTGGGCAAGGATTGAAGTGTCCTATGGTCACATGAGAGTGTTCTCTAGGACGGGACAACTCAAGGAGTCTCGCTCAGTAGAGATGGCGTTCAACGGTTTGTTCGTAGGAGAGTACATGTATGGGAGCCAGTGGTCACAAGACCCTGAGCGCAAAGGCTTCCTTTACTTGTATGACATGCTCCAGTTCCAAGAGCAAGTCTTCGTAGACAACCCTTACATGCACAGGTGGATGATGCTCAAGAACGTGATTCAAATAATGGACGCTTCGAAGTTCAGGTCAAGTATGATCTTTGATATACATGATTACGAACACGTCTGGAAAACCTACGTCGAAGATCTAGACTACGAAGGTGTGATCTTCCGCAGGTCAGGTGATCTATACTCAGACAAATGCGGACGAAAGAAACTCGTTGTTAGTCAGGATATGGTTGTGACAAAAATGTCCGTAGAGATCGACAAGCACGGGAAACCAAAGCATACGTTGGGTGCTCTACATTGTCAGGGTGGACATAGAATAGGTAGTGGATTCACTAAGGAAGAACGACAACGCATTTGGGACAATCAAGACGATTACATTGGGAAGGTCATAGAAGTAACAGCCAAGAAGAAATTCGAAAGTGGTAAGCTCCGCCACCCAGTGTTCCAACGCTTCCGTGACGACAAGACAATCGAGGACTTCCGTTAATGAAATTCAACTACAAACTGAGTGAGGATAAAACAACCCTAGTCATAGAGTTCATATGTGATGGGGGTGACTACGAACTGCATACGAATCCTCCTGAGTTTGAAGTTGGAGTGGTGTTTAAAGACATGGGAAATAGAATCTGGGCTATGGTTGATTTCAATCATTTGTACCTAGACGATCAAGCAGAAATATTAACCGAATTAAAAGAACTGAAAAAAAGTTATGAAGACTAGTTACAACACAAGCGACTTCACTTCCAACACAGGTATCATTCCACCTACGATGCCCAAGAAACAAACCAAGCCAAGGGTTATGCTGGTAGGTGACTACCCGTACGACGCCCATGCAAGTATGCCATTCACAGCCAGTCACTGGGGCAGTCTTAAAACCCTGTGTCTGGATGCGCATGTGGACATGGACGCCTGTGTCCACACTAACATAATGGACTCGTTCCCAGTAGGCAGTACCCTTATGAAAGTTCTACTAAAGAACCCTGCTGTTTGGGAATCCTTTGAACGGTTCAAGGAATACGTTAAGGCTTTCAAACCTGATATAGTAATTACCCTTGGTGACCTGCCTATGAAACTCCTGCGACCAGGACTTAAGTTCGACGACGCTAGAGGGAGTCCACACATACATCCAGAACTCGGGGTTCTTATGATGCATACGTTTCATCCGAGACAACTATTCACCCGTTACTCAATGCGGATGGTAGCCCAGATGGACTTAGAGAAATCCCTGCGCTTAGGTAAGGATGGCTGGAACGTAAAGACTTATGATAATACTTTCCTTCCAGACTTTGGAACTGTCATGCGTATGCTTAAGGACTTCTTAGCTCGCAAACAGTATTTAAGTATGGACATCGAGACCAAACACCCAAGGGTAACGTGTATCTCATTGGCTTGGTCTACAACTCAAGCCCTCTGTATTCCATTCACTAATTCAAAGGGCAAGTGCTGTTGGTCGTTGCATGAGGAAATGCAAATCTGGAGACTGCTTGCCCAAGTCCTAGAACAGTGTCCGCTTCTCGGACAGAACGCTGTGCATTATGATCACGGAGTCCTTGCCAATCATTATGGAATCAACTGTAATTTTGTAGACGATACCATGTTAGCCATGTGGAGTTGCTATAGCGAACTGCCAAAGAGCCTAGCGTTCATTGTGTCTATGTTCACAGACAATCCTTTTCACAAGGGGATTCTAAAGGAAGCTCGAAGTGGCAAGATAGAATACTGGCGTGAGTTCGAGTACTGTTGTTTCGATACCTGCACTACCCTTGAGGGTGCTGTTGAACTTGGTAAGGAAATGAAAGAGAGACCTGATTCTGTTAAGGATCATTACAAGTTTAATGTGAAGGTTAGTAAAGCGTATCAGTACATGGGGATGCGAGGATGTTTACTTGACAAGACTAAGCACGCCAAACGCATCAAGGATCTTACAGAAGAAACTGACCAAGAGCTTAAAGAACTTCAGGTCATGGTAGGCAACTCAACCTTTAATCCAACATCACCTAAACAAGTCAACTCACTGTTATACGATGAACTCAAACTACCTAAAAAATTCAAGCAATCTGTTAACGCGGCTGGCAATGAGGTTGCTAACCTTACCAGTGATTATCTTACTGTGTTGTATCTTGCTCGTAAGTATCCTAATTTACCACAGCTTACATTTCTTGCAAACCTTAGAAAAAAGCTCAAGCGAGTTCGGTCGCTGGCTAAGTGGGAAACCCGTCCTAATGGTTGTCTTGGTTGGGACTTCAATGTGGTTGGTACTGTTACTGGTAGGTCTAGCGGTAAGAAACCTCTGGATGGGCTAGGCATACAACCTCAGAACATTGACAGACGAGACAAGGATTTGTTGTTGCCGCCACCTAAGTCTTGGGCTAAGGGTGAAGAAGTTTCGTGGATGAAAGCTGACTTAGAAGGTGCGGACTCGTGGACTCAGGCTGCACAGTTAGCGGCGTTGAAGGAACCCGCACTGATGGAGGATCTACTCGCAGGATTGAAACCCGCCCAGCGTCTAGCGATTGCACATCTACACGGACATGAATACATGCACAAGTCTGCTGAAGAAGTAGTCCCATTGGCTAAGATGCTCAAGCAGACTGAGGATGGTAAACGTACCTACAATATTATGAAGGCCATTTCACACGGCTCGGCCTACGGTATGAAGAAGAACACCATGCACACAACTATCTTCAAAGGTTCAGGAGGCGAAATCTATGTCAGCCCTGAAGACTGTGAGAAGTTACAGATCATGTTTTATTCTAGGTATAACTTTCCTATTGTTCATAATTACTTGAGAAGCAAACTGAACTCAGAGAGTTACTTAGACACAGCAGATGGTGGTAGACGTTATTTCCTAGGCCGTAAGGATGATAGTACTCTAAGGAGTATGTTAAGCCAAGCACCTCAAGCCCACACAGGACATGTGGCTAACACCGTTATCTATAGACTCTTTAGCGCGCAGATCAACAGACTAACAGTCGGCCAACCCCAAATGCACATTGAGCCAATCAACCAAGTACATGACGAACTTGACAGCGTGTTTCTTACTAAGGAGATCGACAGAGTCACTGATATCATGAACCAAGTTTGGCGCGTTCCGATTACCTATTGGGGTCAAGATTTCACGATTCCTTTCGAGGTTGAGTACGGAGATAGCTGGGGTAATCTTACTGATAAGATTGAGCTATGCTAGACCTGCACATTAAAGACAAACAACCTGACGCAATCTGTTTCGACATGGAGAAAGGGTTAGTATTTTTCTATTGGGGCTATGAAGTTCATTCAACTCCAAAGGGAATTAACTACGCGGTTCCAATTCTGGGACGTGAGTTACATATAGAAATTGGTCTTGAGAGAGACCTTCACTGGATAAAAAATAAATAGTTATGGATCTAAAATTATGCTTAATAGACGTAGAGACTACAGGTCTCAAGCCGTCCGAGAATGGAATCACCCAATTGAGTGGTTGCACTATTATCAACGGAATCAAACAAGACACGTTTGACTACAAACTGAAACCGTTTGCTTCCGACGTAATCGAAGACGCAGCACTTAAGGTTCAAGGAATCACAAGGGCTGACTTAGAATCATATGTCTACAGAGACCCTGCTGATGTCTATGACGACTTCACTCAGATGCTATGTCGTCACATTAGTAAATGGGACAAGAAGGACAAGTTTCATTTCATTGCTTACAACTCAAGCTTTGATTCAGACTTCGTCCGAGCTTTCCTAAAGAAGAATGGCGACAAGTATTACGGTTCTTACTTCTGGACTCCGCATCTATGTGTCATGCAGTTGTGCGGTTGGGCTGTTATGACTCAGAGAGACCAGTTCAAGAACTTCCAACTCGGAACGGTTCTAGAAACACTTGGTGTTGAGGTTGAAGGCAAGATGCACGACGCGGCTGTTGACATCAAAGGAACACTTGAGCTTATGTATAAGTTCGAAGTAACAAGGAGGAATCCAAATGAACCTAGAGATATATAAGAAAGCACGTGATGTTGACATCAAGCTTCAAGTGGTTCTTCAGACCTGGACTGACACCAAAGCAGAGATCGAACGGCTAGAGAGTAAGATCTCAGGTCTCGAACTTGAACAAGTCGAACTGGAAGCTGAGTTCAACGCACTGGATGTTCCTCAACCTAAGAACGTCGACATCAACATAGGTGAGTTGGACGAACAGAGTCTGAAGCACATGGAAGCTATGTGTCGTCAGGAGTTAGTCAAACGCGACAATGATACTAGGAAAGACAACCCAGTTGAGGGCGGATTGGATTCCTTGGTCGAGCAGCAAGTGCCTCTCGAAATCAAACCGTTGGAGACAGACTTCGACCCTTTGAGGGATGTTCCATTCCCTCGGTGATTATAACTAAGTAATAAAAACCATTCATGAATTACATACAAGCGTACCGCGAGTTCACTAAAGCTACTGAGCCACCTGAGATATTCCACATCTGGAGTATGCTTGGCTCAGCCTCAGCACTGTTGGGTAAGAAAGTGTACCTGCCACATGGACACTTCACCATACAAGCTAACACTATGGTTGTGTTAGTCGGACCTGCTGCAAGTCGAAAATCCACTGCTATGAAGGTTGCCAAGGACATAGTGAGAACTGTTGAGACCGTTCCACTTGCGCCTAGCACCAGCAGTAAAGAAGCGTTAGTGGATAGGATGGCTGACTCAAAGGTTATGTTCAAAGCTAGTGGCAAGGACTTGTTCTATTGTCAGTCAGCTGCGTTCGCTAATGAGTTCAGCACGTTTATGGGTGGTAAGCACATCAGTGAGGGAATGATTAACTTCCTTACTGACGTCTGGGATGAAGACGTAAAGTACGACGAGGCAACTCGAAAGGGTGGAGACAAGGTAATTATTAATCCTTACTTTACTCTTTTGGGTTGCTGCGTTCCCAGTTGGTTTGCGGATCAAGTAAAAGACAATGTCATTACGGGAGGCTTCGCTAGACGTACTGTTTTCGTTTACGCTGAGAAACTCCACTGCAAGAACGCTTGGCCTAAGCTGGGTGACTTTGAATCGAAGGCTTGGTTAACTATGAAGAAGGAAGTCAAACGGATTCACAAGATCACTGGGAGTTTTGACTACGAACCTGCTGTTGAAGTTGCTCACACGAAGTTCTACAACGAGCTTCAAGACAACATTCCAAACATCGAACTCAAGTTCCAACAGTACTATTCGTCGAAACATATACTAGTCCTAAAGTTCTGTATGCTAATGAGTGCGTGTATAGATTCCAACAAACTAATAACGCTTGAAATTTATGAGTTCATCCAAGACTTGTTCACAGAAACTGAGAAGGGTCTAGACGTTATCTACGGCTCCATTGGTAAGAACGAACTCAAACCTATGTCCGAAAAGATCATCAAGGTCATGAGCAAAGCTAAGAACAAAAAGGTTAAGAAGAAAGTTCTACTCGGTATGTTCTACGATGATCTAGGTTCCCAAGGACTGACGCAGATCCTAGAAGACCTGACGGAAATGGGTTACATCAAACCGGTTGGAATCACTGTTGCGACAACTCCTGGAGCGTCTTGCGATCTTTCTTACTCTTTGATACGAGAAGTCGGACAGCCCACGACGGAACACCTGTTTCAACGAGCTTGTCAAATGTCTGACTCTTCTGCCCATTCGTCTGCAACAGCTTCCATTTCTGAGCTGCCACCAAAGGTTCTTGAAGCTGTAGAGCAACTCGAACGTTCTCGACTAGAGATTGAAACTTCGGTCGTTCAAGGGATTTTATTGAAGGGTTTACCTGTTCCAACTTCATCCGTATGTCCCGATTCTGAACCGAAGCTGTAGGTGTATAGTCAGCATTGATGTCTTGTTTACGTTTCACAATGTTGGTTACGAACTGGCTCTTGTCAAAGCCTATAGCAAACCTGTCGTCTTGTAACAAGTCTTGATACTGTGCGATGGCCTTCTCGGTATCTCCGTCGTTTAGGTTTCTGGCAATCATCTTTGACCGGTCAGACTTAACAGTGTTCCTAGCTTTTTCTCTCAGGTTAGTTTCGTAAGTCATGTTACGTTTCTTTGTGGTATTAAGCGCGTTGAATCCCATAGCAATAGCAAAGGTGTCTTTATCGTTAAGAGGCGCACCGATTTGTTCCATGTTATTGTCAAGAGCTTGTTGATTGAACATGGCGTCACCAAGTTTAAGCCAGTGCTTCAAGGCTTGAGGGGCTGCACGTCTACCAGCCTTCTGCCATTGGTTCCAGTCGGTAGGGTCTTTAGCAACTTCCTTACCTGCCATCCACCAACTATAAGCTATTGACCCAGGCGCACCCGTAATGGTTCGGCCTACGTTCTCAAACATGCTGGCTTCAGGATTAATTCTAACCGGTGAGCCCAGCCCAACCGAGCTGGAGTCAATTCCTCCGACGGCACCGGGGATTCCGTTCTCTACAAAGTCTGCCCAAAAACCACTAGAATCGTCTTCAAGATTTTTTAGTTCGTCCTCATCTATTAACCCAAGTCTTATGGATTCTATAATAGACTTACCAGTGATAGCTCTAACAAGGGCTTCAGCGGCACCAAAGATTGGTAAGCCCTTAAGACCTGAGACAAGTACCAGATGTACTATGGCTGCGAGTCCAGCCTTCGTTGACGGATTGCTTAACTTCCTAGCGTCTCCTCGTCTCTTGTTAGTCTTAGGATCAACTGAACCAAGAATGCTACCTTCTTTAAACATCGTGTAGATCTGAGCATAATGATTAATCGAGTGGCTCATCATACTAGTACCACCTTGAGCCATACTGTGACCCCAACCGGTTGCGGATTTAATAAACCCAGGACGATTAGATTTATCCCCTACGAAGTTCGTATCATCTGAGTGATTCGATGCGTATTCGTAGACTGCTTCTGGATCAGTGATCCCCAGTTTCTTAGCAGCGAGCGTACCCATGATGAATGACTGCTTGCGGTTGACCGACTCTGCAAATACTGAGGTAGATAGCGCAATCTTCTCCAGAAATTGCGTAGCAGCTCTCTGAGAGCGGCTGAGCTTGCCTACAGCTCCCTTTAAATCTCCGTTGAAGAATCTACCAGCCCAAGCCTCCGCCTGCCTACCTTCGAGAGAGTCGGGCACGAAAAACTCTATAGCGTTAGCCGCGAGCTTACCATCTTTGTTGGCGCGTTTGAGAATTGAGTCGGTTAAAGGATCACCAGAAGTTCCTTTTATTGACCAGCTAGTTAGTCTAGCAGCAGCTTCGGTGAAAATCAATTGTGCCTGACGGTAGTTAATGCCTGTTCTCATAAGGGCAGTGACTCCGTTGACTTGAGTCTGCACAGCGTTCTGCATTATGTGCTTGAGACTCGCAGCTAGATACCACATGAAGGTAGTCTTCCTAACCTTGTTGGCTTCGTTCTTACTGGGTTTTAAGAAATACTCTATGTCTTCGCGCGCCCTAGTCTTTAACGCAAGATCGTTATTGTTCTCAGGTCTAAGGAGTTCTAAATCTGCGTTGGCTTTGAGTAGTTGTTTCCGACTGCCGATAACTTTCATGGTCATGTATTCCATGAGGTTAGGAATGTAATCGTTCTTGTCAAAGCCCTTAACGTTCTTGCGCTGTTGTTTATAAACATCACCTTTGATGGAGATAACATCAGCTACGTCTGTGGCCAGAGGATTATAAAGGTCACGGATCTCTGTAAGAATACCCATAGTCTGAGGATCATTCAAGTGTTCTACCTTCAGACCGTCTATGACTTGATCGAACTCGGCTTGCGCTCTGGCCTTGACGTCCTGAACCGCTGTGGGTGTGAACATTCTCCAGACGTCTTCTATGTTCTTCTTGTCCAAAGTCCTGATGTCGTAGTTAGCGTTTCTGAGCTTCTTGACAGCAGCCTCAGCATCTGACTGCTTGTCGAAACTGGAAACGCTGACAGGTTTTCTAGAACCCTTCATGTACGCTTTAACTACAAATCTCTTAGTCCGTGCTTTAGAAGCATAACCTTCACTGGCTGTTATCAGTCCTTGTTGGACTCTAGCAATGCCTTGGATTCTTAGAGTCTTAGCAACCACACCTACGAAACGGTTTCCAGGTTCTAGGTTAAGAATTGGATTCAAGACTTGTTCCAGACCTTGAATAGACATCAGGTTCAATTGTTCCTTACGGTTCCTGAGAGCGTTCAGCTCGTGATTAACTCTTTGAAGGTCTCCGTCATTGTTCAGTGCACCCTTAGCTTCTAACGCTTGTTTGTTTCTGAAGGCTGTTTCGAATTGAACTTCAGCAGCTCCGAACTCGTTGCCTATTGTCGTCAACTGTTGGGCTATTTCTTTTGCGCTGTCAGGGTCTAGGTTAGAAGTCCTTTGGTCTGGGTTGGCAGGATCAGGCGCGGTTACAGATTTGGAAAAGATAAGAGACGCCAAGCGACTTTCGTCAGTCTTAGTAATATTCTCTAATTCCATCTCAGCAATACTCTTAGCGAAGTTACTCAACTTAGTCACAAGACCTGCTTCCTCAGCACTAAGTCCCATCTTTACCATCTCATCCTTAGTCAAGATATCCTCACCTGCTGCTCTACGGTCTTGGTTGATGTCGATAGCCTTGCCTAACCTTGGAATCCTCCCTGGAGTATTGACTAGCCCATCGAGCATGTTCTTGTAGTTGTCTAGAGATTCCATGTCACTGAGAGTCCCTTCTTCGTTCTGACCTAGCTTTTTAAGCAAGTCCGTCTGTTGATTCTTAATCTCTGGTCGATGGTTACGAGTCAGGTTGAACAACGGTCTAGTGAATGGATGAAGTTGTGCCCTGTGCATTGTAGACATGAAGTGTTTTTCATACCAATTGGTAGTAGTATCCTCAAAGTCCTTGCCTTTAACCATGCTCATCATACGAGGAGTGTTAGCCCCAAAGTGTTTGTACATGGCCTCGTTAGGTTCCAACAAGTCTGAAGGCAGCTTGCCTGAATTGTCATGTTGTAGATTGTCAGGGTTCAGAGAGTCAATACCTAACATCATGTCATAGCCTTCTTGATGTGCAGCATTGGCTTCCATAACAGTCTCGCTCATTATCTTGATAGACTTAGACACATTGGTTTGCATCTCAGGCGAAAGGTCATGAAAGATTCCACCTTCAGGGTTGTTACCAAAGATCTTACGGAAGTTCGCAACGAGTCTCTTGAACCAAGCCATCATTGCGGACGGCATGTTCTTTATGTCGGCCAGAAGAGTCTTCTTGCTGTTAGTATCATATGCGTGAGTACCCATGATTTCAGCCATGCCACCAAGGAACTCATAAGCTACCCTTCGTTGGTCTGATTCAAATGCAGCACCTGATTTGTAGTCTAGGTCTATGTCACCGCCCAAGGCGTTCTGGTAAGCTTCTAACGTCTGGCGTCTACCTGCAACACCCAGTTCGTTGATGAACTTGCTGGCCTGTCGGAAGGCTTGAGGGTTCTCGATCTCTGTCTGGAACGCAGCCTTATGACTTAGTTCTTCCATAGCGGTACCCATGACTTTTCCTACGTCACCGGGTTGTATGTTGGCACTGGGTTGTACGTTGACAGCAGTCACCTGCGATTGGAGATCAAAGTAACCGAGTCCTACTTTCAAGGGATCTCCTTCGTATGTACGTATAGAATGGGGATCAACCTTCTTGATGGTGTTTAGAATCCTAGCACCCAGTTCGATGTTATCGGCACTGACAACAGCGTCCTTAATAGAGAGTATCTTTTCTAAGAACTGTCTGGGATTCAGGTTCCTGTCAGGAGACAAAGCTTTATCCTGTGCGGCAGCCATCTCACGAACTGTTTGTGAGAACTGTTGTCGACTCGCTGCGTCATGCATACTGAATGATCTATCCCAGTCAGGTCTCAGATTGTCTAACTTGTACTCAGTGCCTGTGATTGTTGATTTAGGCGTACTGTCTTTAGGGTTTTTGAATATTGGAGACTCAAAGCCGTTTACGTTGGCCTCACTGAACGACCCTAGGTTAACTGGGGTTCCCCTAGACTGAGTAAGCTTCTGAGCTATGTTTGGTAAGAGCTTTCCGTAATGGAGTTCCATACCTTTGCGTTGGGTGATGGAACCTGTGATTTGCGTACTATGTTGAGCTAGTCCTCTTACGTTGTCTAAAGCATCCATGCTGGTAGTTTGCCTATCTGTAACAACAGCAAACCTACCGCCCCCAATGTCACGAATAGGTAGACGAGCACTGGATATGAGGCTTTCTAACCGAGGGCTTTTTCGAACCAGTTCGTAAGTAACTGCCGGTGATCCTTCATTACTAGTGTCGTATTTAACATTCTGAAAAACTTGTCCTCTATCATCCTGTAACCCAGTGAGCGCCTGTTCTGCTTTCTTGCAGACTGCGTCTGGACTGTGAGACTCAAAGTATCTAAACCCTTGTCCTTCAGCTCCCAAATCATGACCCTCAGTTATCATTGCAGTCTCTGAGTCAGGTAGGACAATCTTGTTCGCACCGTTCTCAAGAGCATGACGAATGGCTGCTTGGATTCCTAAGGTTTCGTAGCGTCCTAGGAGTGGGTGAGAACCTGATTTCAAATCCTGTTTGGCAATCTTCTCTGCGTCCGAACCTTTTGTTCTAGACTTGACGTATTTTTCTTTCATTAGAGCAGCCGCACGCCAATCACTCTGCACCTCAAACACAAAGAACGTATCAGGGTCTGAGAAGTAACCTCGGACAGATGTGAGGACTTGTTTGTCAGCTTCGTCAAAGTGTGGACCTGTGAACTTAGGCTTGGTACCGGCTAGGACTTTGTTAAGCTTGTTCCACTCTGCTACTATAGGAGACCTCTGGTTTTTAATAGCTTCTTTTCCCGCCTTCAACCGCTCAAGCGTCTTGGAGTGTTTAACGTAATCAGGGGTACCTACTGCAAAGGTCTTCTGTATGTCTTTGACTCGCCCCTCTTCGTCTTGTATCTTAAAGATGTCGTTATCAAGTTCGAAAATTTCATCTTGTAAAGCTACTCGTTTACCTACTCCTTCTGCACTCTCTTTCCCTAATGGAGCCCGCACCAGAATGTCAACAGGTCTGTCCATGTCGGCTGGGTCGATGGGTGTTGCTTGTCCTAGAAGGGTAGGAGAGTCTGTATCATCAAGTGTTAATTCGGGGTCATTCGCTTCACTGCCAAGTTTCTTAATCTCGATCGTAGGACTCGCAGCCTTAACAGTGTCCGTAAGTTCCTGTAACGAAACCCTTGGCTTAGCCAACACGTCAGCTAGACCATTTTCTTTCATGTGGTCTAGGAGTTCGTCTGAGAACCTTTGACTGAAGTACTTGTTCAACGGCTTGGTTGACATAGTGCCAGCTTTGTCCAAACCGAAAGCCGGTCCGATCTTGTCGTTGCCCTTCATTCCCTTTGTAATGAACTTCTCCAGATCACTCATAACGCCACCTTCCAAGAAAGGATCAGCTTTGGTATTTATACCTAAGTTATAAAAACGAATCGGCTCATTGCCATTAATCTGTTTATTAAAATCTACTTCCATCTTAGCCGCACTAAGTTGCTCATCAAACTGTCTCATAAGCCTGAATCTAACTGTGGCGTCAGTCATACCATTTTCCTCTGAGCCAAGAATCGAGTCATCTAGTTTCTTAATAGCCCGTTGGTCATGGGTTAACGTTCCAGTCTTAGAGTCCTTGTAGCCCTCCAGTACACCGTGTTTGTCTATGACAACAGTAACACCAGCGTTAGATAAGTCATCCAAAGATTCATTGAGTTCTTGGATGGACTTCGGGTTATGCTGTTCTAGTTCTTTATTAAAGTCTACATTCGCATCTTCCATGCTAAACAAACGATTATCAATCTCATGCTTGGCTGCTAGTTTAGTTATGAAGCTTCGAGCGTGATTAGTATGAAGCTCATGAATCATGTTGTTCTGTTCTTCGGCTCTCTGGTCAGCAGGCACAGACTGAAGCAATTTGAGCGTAGCCTCAGTTCCTGTAATCTTTCCTTGCGTCAAGTCCTGAGCAATAGAGTTCTCCAAAGCACTGTCACGCACAGGGTTAACAGCGATACCAAGGGTCTGATAAAGGTTCTTGTCGTTGACGTCTTTGAAAGAAAGCAAGTCTTTGGCTGCATTTTGCCTAGCTGTTATCTGGGCTTTGCGGTTAATCGACCTGTGAAATATAGCAGGAATCCCTGCGTTGACCGCAGCGCCGCCACCCAAGGCTCCAATGGTTTCAGCTGTTGTAAAGTTTTTTAGAAGGTTCGAAGGTTCCAGCCTGTCCAACATAGATCCTCCATCTTCGATATCTGACCTAGGCATAGCAGCTACTTCAATTGCGTCTCCTGGAAATCCACCTAGAGAACCTCCCAGTGCCTGTGTTATCGCAGTACCAGCAGCAGTATAACCCTTCTTTACGGCCTTAGACTTTGCAATGTCACCTAGGTATTTACCACCTAAGAACGACAAAGGGATACTACCAGCAGAGGCTATGGCAGAAGTTTTGTCGCCTGTTTCATCAAAGGTTCTCTGACCTGAGAAGAGAGAAGTTCCAGTAATACCTAGGGTTTTAAGGGCATTTCCAGGTAACGCAGCAGACCCTAAAGTCCCTATAGTCTCAGCAGACAGCGAAGACTCAGCGAACCCAGCTAACGCTCGTTGAACCGCATTCCCAGTCCTGAACCCCGTGTTTGGATCACGTTCACCTGCTAGGAACTTACCTGCCGGTTCTCGTAGACTACCAAGCCCAACGTCAGGTAGATAGTCATCAAGACCAAGTAGGGCAGGAATATTACTGTCTATGTTTTCAGCCCCTCTAGATATAAAACTCCTGTTTGCCAGTCTGTCAGAGAACTCGTTCTTAACGCCCTTCTCACTCATCAGGTTAGCAAAATCATCGACATCCATGTCAGCGAATTGCGAATGAGTTGTAGCCGCTTGATCCTTCAGAAGCCCAACCTGTGTCCTTGCCTGCTCTAGTGGTATAGCCATATCAAAGAGGTTTTACAGTTTTAAGCCACTCACGGTTAGCTGGGTTATTGAAATCAATTCCCTCTAACGCTTTAGCTTGAGCCTGCTTTAATTCAGTCCCTGCTGTAATTCCTGCGTTCTGTAACGGATCCCTTGTAAGATTAGTGTCCAGCGCAGCTAGCTGAGGAACATTCAAGTTGTTAGCTGACTTCTCCTGTAACAACTGTTGAAGAACTGCTAAGTGCTGAGGACTCATAGTATCCCTAGCGGCTTCTCGTCCAGATATCCTAGCTCCTACGTCTCGTCCACCAAAACCAGCAGCCATGTCACCTAGGAAGTTACCGACTCTTGAACCGCTTTCAGGCTTACGTTGCATAAGCTGTGCGATCATATCATTACGAGCTTGGTCACTAGTCCCCGCGTGAGCCAATAGTTTTTCGAGATTCGAAACTTCAGGTTGACCTGTAGGAGCACCAGCTCCTGCACCGCTGTTAGCCATCATTTCTTGTAACTGTTGTGTCAACGCAGCAACTTGACCTTCTAGTGCAGTAGCCCTTTCAGCCTGCTTAGTTATGGCAGTAGTGTTCTGACCCAACACGCCTTTGACCGCCCCTGGTACCAACGCGGCAGCTACACCACCAGCAGCTAACGTAGGAGCAACAGCCTTTGCAACCTTCTTGAGTCTGCCGGACTTGGGCTTACCAGTTGTCGCAGGCTTTTTACTGAGATCGGTCTTCTCTGCCTTTGGAAACTTCGGCTTAGTCGTTTCGATCTTAGGTTTTGCGTTTGGTAGCGCCTTCTGCGTCTTAGGCGTTATGTTAATAGTTTGTTTAACCTTAGGTTTGATCTTCTTAGTCTTACCTTTCAGAGTCTTGACTGCTTTCGCGCCTTTAGTGGCTTTCCGCACAGGTTTCAAAAACCTTCCTACAGGCAACAAAGACGCTGCTGTTATAGCCTTGTCTGTCGTATTTCCTCTACCTTGAATTAAGTCGTCTACTGGTATAAACGGATTAAACGTTTGCGTTACCCCTTTAGTAAAACCATGACCCGCCGCTCCCAATACTGAGTCAGCATTAGCTGCTGCATCGTCTGATCGCTGGATAGAGTCTCTGCCCTCGGTAGCTCGGTTTGCTATAAACTCTTGTAAATCTGTTAGTATATCTGCCATTTTAGTCTCCTTTAAGTTTTAGTATGCGTAGTTGAAACTGGAACCTCCTTGGCTCACTCCGTTGTTACTGCTGGTGTTTCCACTGGGGGTACTGCCAGTAGTCTTGTTATTCTGATAGTCTTTATATATGCTATACAACCCTTGACCAATCTGAAGAGCCTTGTCAACAGAACTTGCTCCGCCTCCGCTGTCCGTAGTCTCCTGCGTAGTAGCTGTGCTAGTAAGACTCTTAATCAACTGCTGCATTATGTTCTCCGTTGTCGTATCCATTGCAGAAGTACCAGTCGAGTCAGTATCTTGGAAGCGTTCAGCTAGAAGTGGTAACAAGCTCAGTGCTGTTTGTTGATCCATACCAGCTAGTCCTGCTAGGGATCTACCTGCCTGTGAACTGTTGGCTATGTCTATATTAGCTTATCCAGCCAACAACTTACTCTCGCTTATGTTCTGATTCGTCAACGCATCCGCAATCAACCGTCCCATGACATTCTGATTGACCGCGTTGCCTTGATTAACCATACCGCTCTGTTGTTGAGCCATACGGTTGTTCAGGTCATTGTCAAACCTAGTCCTTTGACCTGCAATGATATCCATCACGTGTTGGTTAACCTGACCTGGCTGTTGAGTAGCTTGGTTGGTAAACAAGTCCTGAGCTGTGTTCCTCGCTCCTGTGCCTTGGCTTAGATTGTCCTGGATAAACTGAAGGGTGTTTCCAGCTTCTGGGTTGTTGAATCTAAAACCAGACACTCCTTGTTGTTTATTCGCTGTGGAACCTGTTTGACTGGACTGTCCAGCCTGTTTGGTGTCCATAGTAGAGTTCGTTACAGCGTCTTGGTTTGCGATAGTCTCATCACTACCGGTACCAAAAAACGTATTTGCTTTTGATAATGCCATTGGTTATATTCCTAGTTTGTACTGGATCGCAGTAGGTTCTGATTTAAACTTTCCTATCCAACGCTTGAACGAAGTAGAGGTGTTAGTGGATATACACGATATTTCTTTCATGCCGATTTCTGTTAGATGTGTTAGTAATTGGTGCATTAGGTCTTTGTTTGAATCGCGGTAGTACGGTTCCACGTAGTAGATGTTGAATAAAGCTTTGTCCTTACGGATTAGAATTGACACGAAATACTTGAGATGCTTTTCCTCAGCTAGAACGCCATACATCAACGCTCCTAAGTTGAACTCCTTGATAAGCTCCATGACAAATTCTTCTTTAGTCTCCATCTGCGGCCAGATGCCTGAGTGCTTACCGTGGAGTTCTTGTAACGCAGGTATGAAATACGTTAGGGTTTCGAATGTCTCTATTTGTTCCATGCGATCCAGTTACTCCCATCGTATACAAAGTCCGCAGCGTCAACGAAAGCTGTTCCAGTTCCTTCAACCGTATGTAGCGTTGTTACGCTAGTTTCGTCAATTACATTAACCTTAGGATTAGTACTGGCTTCTACGTCAAACTTAACGGACAGCTTTCTGACTACGGAATCCCCTGGGTCGTCTAGCTGAAGCGTATGAACATAGTTCCCAGCGCCATCTTCAACGGTTTGTTTAACTAGTGCGCTCCTTTCGTCTCCAACAACTATGTTGCTAGTGTCACCTAGGTTAATAGCAGCTTGAGTGCTTAGATCGAAGTCCTCGTCAAACTGGTCTTTGCGTAAAGCGTGGTCTGAGTCAGCAGCTTTCTGACTTAGCGTTATTGATGTTGCGTTTGCGTTTCCCATTATATTACTACCATGTTTCCGGTTAAAGTTAGTTCAGCACCTACTGTGAATCCGTCAGCAACTATCATCGTTCGTCCGGCAGGAACAGTAAAAGCGTCAGTTAAAGTATTCAAAACCATTAGTGGATTAAAGGTTCCTTGTTTGGGAGTCGTAATTCCTATTCGCTTGGCGTCTAGATCCTGAACATCCGAAGTCCCTACGAATGTCCCTATGACTCCATGCGTCCCTGTTGTCTTAGGTGGATGCAAATCCAACGCTGTTATGCTTGCTTCATTAGCGGTTACCCTAACTTCTAACGCAGCAGTTCCTGAGTCAAGGTTGCTCTCGGACTCTCTTTGATTGTTGTTCGCAATGTAGTCTACAATCCAAGTAAACAAACGTTGCATTTCTTTCATCGCATACTCTCTGTCACTACCGTAGTGCTTAGGGTTAGACCATGGAAATTCGACTGGTTTATCTTTCGACGACATCTTTTAAAGGCACCCGTACTTTGTAAGACAGTCCGTATACCTCGTCGATATACGCAGCGTCTGTGTTGTCCCAGTATAACCTGAGTTTGATAAAACTTCCTACTCCGTAGTTGTCAAAGAAGAACTCAGAAGCGTCTTCCAACTGAGTGTCTAATTCAATCACCGCACTGTCTACAAAATCCTCAGATTGGTTAGCCCTCGTGGACACAACGAGTTTAACGTTAACACTTCCGATTTGTTTGTACAGAAACTTAATAGAAGTCATTTCCTTGATCCCCTTATAAGTAGACAAGTCGTTTTCGTAAGTAATGATCTCACAAGGCATAGCTGAATCATCGAACATGGCGAACTCTATGTTCTGTTTACCGTAGACCTGCGGATCTGCTGTGTTGGCTGTGTTCGAATTACCGTACAAACCTTCGTAGGGAATAGTGACATGTTGCCAGTCACCGTCTATAAACGTAGTAGCTTCATCTCCTTGAGCCGGTGCTTTACCGTCAAACAAATCAATCGGACCGTAGTCTGCTAATGTAAAATCGTCTATTACGAAGAAAGTCTTAGGTCGTACTACAGGAAGAAAACTCGCATACATGTTCTGAGGGTCTCTCTGACTCCAACGGTTTTCTTTGTAGTTATAAACCACAGACCACAAGTCTTTTCCTAGAATATTAGTCGGATAAAGCCAAGCAATCTCGCTCTCAGTCTGGTCTACGTGAGCAAACACACTTTCATTGAAGCCTATGTTGTTCTGGGTTTCTTTAAAGAACTTCCAGATATCGTCACCTATCTGGACTGGATTCAGCCCGTCTAGCATATAGAAGTTGTCTTGTCCTATGAAGAAATCGACTTCCTTGACACTAGCCTGTGCATGATGATAGATGTTGCCTAAGCCGGAATAGATTTCTTCGAACGAATAAGGAGCCAACACACCCGAAACGGTTCTACCCGCAGTGTACCTAGCGCGCCAAATGTCATTCAAAGTATAGATTAACGTATGTCCCCTTTGGTTACTGATGCCAGTAATAAACCCACTGTGCCTGTTTAGATCATAGCTATCTGATTCACCGCCTAGACCAATAACGGATTGAAAGTCTTCAGGACTATTAAGATCTGACCAGCGCAACCGTAACACGTGATCTAGGCTATTTTCATACATGTTCGCCATCATCAGATGTCCAGCAGACTCAATGGCATAAACAGACGATAACTGTCCGGTAGGAACATCAGGTGAAGAATCAACCGTATCGTCGACAGTGTTAACATTCAGTGCTTTCAGCTTTTCCAATCTCCTTGTAATGTAAACCTTACTACCCCAAGGAACTGAAGCGAATGGTTTGTGCGTAGGATTAGCCCAAGCGTGTTCGCCACCACCTATGGAATCCATCAACTCAAACACCTGAGTCTTTGTATAAAAGAAGTAACTCTTGTCAACCGACTGAGCGTACAAAGAAATTGCTGGAATATTATTCAACACATAATGAGCAAAGCTAACGATCTGTTTAGACGCGTCACCCGTCATAGTCTGTTGGATCTTCTGCTTAGTAGCTGCGTACAACCTGTTATACTTAGGCTGTAGGTTCTTAAGAGAAGACAACTTTAACGCGCCATCGCTTATAGGAGGATCGTACGAATCCATCCCCATAGACAGGCGAAAAGGTATCTCTTTCTTGTTTTCCATTATACAGTACGTTCCCAAACGGCAACGATATGACTAGGAGTTCTTGTATCTGTTGCGGTAGTATCTCCTGTTACGGCTAAGTTTGTGTCTGAGCTTGTTATAGAACCTAAAGCTCCAAGAGCATGAGTATGTGCCGTACCGTCTCCTGACGAACTAGTAGGCGCTTCGTCGGAATAGTCATAAGCAGTACCGTCAGCGTCCAGACCCACCTTAGTAAGCGCCCCACCTTTAACAGGAACAAAGTGAGTATGAGGACCATTCTCAGCCTCAGTCAACGCATGACCCTGAGTAGTTCCACCAAGTTCAAGCTTAGCCAGTTCAGCAGCAGCCGCGACTAAATCGTCACTAGCGTGAATATGACTCTTAGAACCAGCCCAAGTAGCTGTCGGCGCAGAACTAGAACTCCCCGTTTCGTCGTATTCGGTATCAGTAGAATCATAACCAACAAGGGTCTCTCCTGCGGAGATACGAATCCAAGTCCCGTAGAAAGAAGCACTTGGATCAAACGCTTTGTTCTTGGTCATGTAAACAGAACCAACCGGATAAAGAAGATCAAACGTGCCTCCAGCCTTAGTTGGATCAATCGCGTCAGCAACTCTAGCTTCCGGACCTTTGACGTCCGCAAGATACTTCTTAATCTGTTGAACCGCATCGTCTAGGTCTGATACAGGGTCAGTGGCTCCTATAGGCGTATTGGTTTCAAGTTGAGCTAAAGCTAACGCGCCTGTAGCATACGCTCCTGGTGTAAATGGATAAGTTGACATTATAGTTCTCCGTCGAATTCAAGTGTTTCTGAGTTCTGAATCTCTGTGTCCCAAGTTATAACCGAATCCCATTCTTCTGTCAATAGGTCGTTAGTAACTGCGACACGATCATCGTCCTTCAAGTGGATGTTAAATCGTTTAAGTGCTTTTGTATAAATGAAATCCCATGCGAACTCCAGAAGGAAGTTAGTATCACCGTCCGCTGAAAGTGCTGGGAGCATTGAGTTGTAATGAAAGAATAAAATAACGTCTTGCGTAGGCGTAGGATACAACCCGAATCCGTCATTAAGTTTAAACACGTAGTACTCGAACTGTTGACGTACTAGAGTTTCATGTCCTGTGTTTTCGTCAGTTAAGTCACTGGGAACCGAAGCGGCTTCTAAAGTAATTGGTGACTGAGCATTGTCGAACCAAGCGTTTCTAAGGTTTTGAACCCTGCGATAAGACATAACCTTCAAAGGCCTGCCCATCTTGTCGCCAGTCTTAGCTAGTCTTTGAGCCGACTTGAGACCTAGAACTTTGCCTGAGTCTATGGTGGTTCTAGCCACTGTGAAAGAGTTCGCAGGATACGAAACCTCTACAGTCTTCTCTGCATACTGAAAGAAGTGTTTTCTATTCGACCACAACAAAGCGGCATTAATCTCCCGTCCTGCTATATCATCCATAGTCTCTGTAGAACCAGCCGAGCCTACTGCTTGGGTTTTGGGACGTCTAACCAGATCTAAGAGCGCGTCTTTTGCTTGTCTAAAATTCATATTGGTTTTTATAAGTAAGTAATAATCACCAGGCAGGTTTTACCCTGCCCAGTGACCAAACTGTTTACGAGGTTGTTACCTCTTTTTGATAGGAGGTACGCCACTTGCCCACACAGCCTTAGCTTGTGTGTTCGAAGCGGACATGCCTGGATCGTCAGGAATCTTAGACTGAACAGCCTTGACTCCTGGATTATCTTGCATGTTGTAACCGGACTCGGCCTTTATAGTCGCATCCTTCACAACATCGCGTGATTTACTGATTTTCATAACTTATTTTCCTTCTATTTCTACTGTGTAAGAATCAACTGGCAAATTAGCCAGTCCATTAATTGAACCTTGTGATGCTTGTGTCGAATTAGACGCACAAGAAAACACAGGTGACGATATTGCGATTGACGCTGACGATGCAACTGCTCCGACTGATCCCAAGGATGAGGTCGATGCCATTGAAGCGGCGGACGGTGCAGAGACAGCAGAACCTGAAGATGCTGCTGTTCCACGTGCTGTTACCAACGGTGTGCCTGGAGTCGAGTCTCTCGATGCAACTGTTGCACGTGAGGCCGTAGATGCTCTAGCCGAGTTGTTGATATTAGCATTGATCGCCGCCCTAGACGCTACCGAACCCACTTCAGGTACTATAGCAACCGAGGCTGTAGAAGCCACGCCAGTTATAGAAGCTGTCGAGCCTGCACTAGTACCAATTGCTTTAGTTGCTACCGCAGCATTAGAAGCTACAGAACCTTGTGAGGCTACTGAAGCGACTGAGGCCACTGAAGAGACCGAAGCGTAAGATGCTACTGAAGCTATCGTTGCGGCAGAGACCGCACTTCCTGCGGACGCTTGTGGTCCTGGAGTACCAGATAGTACTGAGTTACCCTGATTATCAGGTGTTAGGCTGAACACGCGAGGCACTGTGCCTATACGTGTTGCAGATCCTACTCCCGTAATTTGGTTCAGACCAAACAGAGCTGCTGTCAGCTCTCCTTTACCTGCCCCAAGGGAGTCAGTAATAGCCAATGTACCACGTAGGACAAGTATAGACTTACCCTCATGCCCACCCTTAGAGTAGGCGCCTGTTGCTGTGAATACATTACTCATGGTCTTAAGCGTCGATGTAACTCTGAACGTTCTTAATCAGCATGTTCGCTTCAGGCTGCCAGAACTCCATTCCCATCTCAGTCAGGAACTCATCCCGACGGAAATCGTCACCGTTGTTCTGACGGTTCTTAAGAAGTGCTGTATCACGATTAGCCAATGGACGATACTTGATGCTGTGAACGTCAAGGATCAAAGCCCAATAACGCCAGTCTGCACGCATGTTGAACATTGGATGTATCATGAAGTGGAACTTACCAAACGGCGTAAGCAGAGTAGTGAAGTCAAGCCCGTAAGCAGATTCACCTTCCTTTACGACGAATGTAGAGTTCTTCCTGAACATCTCCGAGAAGGCCAAGATAGCACCAGAACCACAAAGCACGAGGCGTTCGTTAGTTAATGGGCTGTGGAAGCGAGAAACGCGTTCAGCGTAACTGTTCCATTTCTTGACTGATATTGTACCAGCAGCATTCGCAATGATTCGTTTGTCATCATCGGTATCGCTAGTAACAATAGTGTGAGTATTGTACGGCGCGTACGTAGAGCCGTCAATCTGAAGGCCGGTTGTGCCAGCATCCCATAACGCAAGGAACTCAATGATACCCGACATAGTGCGCTGCACTTCATCAGGACGACCCGAAGTCAATGAAGGAACAGTCGTAGTAGAACGTTGTCCGAAAAGCAAACGCCTTTCGAGTGTCGTCATATGTTCGATTTCCTTCTTCTTGGCGTCTTCGTTGTACGGTCCAGTATCATCATACTTCAAGCCCATCTGCAATGCAGAACCAGTCATTTCCCAAGGAGTCCGAGAGATCTGAGTTTGGTTTTCAATACGTACAGGACGTTTGAAAGGAGTTGGTGTATAAGCATCCCCTCGCGCACCTTCACCTGCAACGTGATCAACTACCTGAGCAGTCTCTCCATTGACAAAGTCAGAAGCGTTAAAGGTTGCAACCGCAGACGAGAATGTACCAGCTCGTATTGGACGAACAGTGACATAACCAGCAGTACTGATAGTAGTAGAACGTTCAACCGCAGTAACTCGTAAGAGTATATTCGATGTCGTTCCGACTTCACCAACACTAAGGACGCTGCCTTCGCGCACATGTTGCGTACCAGTCAACTTCAAGTAGAAGTCGTCAGTTACAAGAATAGCACCTGTGGCGTCTGTTACTGCCGATCCGTCCGTCGCCGTAGCGCTAGAGGGTGCCGTAGTTGTTAATGCTGCGTTAGACCCAGTGGCCCGACACGCTTGTTTTGGTAGTTCATACCGATCTTCGTACCAGAACATCTGCGAATCTGTCACGACTTCTTCCCCTATGAGAGAAAGAATACCGGTCAAACTCGACTGCCCGTTCGGGTAGAAGTGTAGGATGTTTCGACGATAGCTGTTAAACCTATCTTCTTCATCCAAGAACTGTCCGGAATTCAATGGAATTCCTAGTAAGTACTCTGCCATAATTATTGTGGTTTATTTGGATTAGGATTGTAGACCTTGCCGGTAAACGGGTTTTTATACTCGTGACCGCCAACGCCTGGTTGCTCTCCTGAAACCGGACTCCGCCCACCATTAGCCATTGTCGTCATGGTCGGGACAACGGGTGTTTGGGGTTCTTGGATCGTCTGATCGGAAACTGTTTTCTTCAACGGGTCTATGACTACTTGCATAGTAGCACCTGATGCCACGACTTGTTCTGAAACTGCTGCGAAAGCTTCCGCTTCACTGCCCTCAAAACCTCCCATGGTACTGGCGACTTGTTGAACTAAAGGTTCGAATTGTGCTAAGCCTGGATACTCGTTGTAGAACCTTGTAAATAGTGCGTTCTTCTGAGTTTCCTCATGCTGTGCAACGATAGGTTGAAGGATCTGTTCAAACTTCTGCATTTGTAAACGAGACGCAATGTCGGCGATAGCAACCGCATTGTCTCTAGTCTTATTCGTGTGCATCTGAACTCGTTTAACATCATCCTCAGTTACGTCTTCTTCTTCCTTACCCAACATGAATGCTGCGTCAGCAAGCGTGACTTGGTAGTCCTTCGTGATCTGTTGGATCTCTTCAGGTGTTAGCTGTGCAGGTGGAGTTTCGACAGGTGCAACAACTTGTGCTTCGGCAGCTTCACGAAGAACCCGTTTGGACTCCTCGTCTAACGTTACTGTGGGAACTGCTACTGGTTGACCTTCTGTAACAGGAACTACTGGTTTAGGAACTGGAGTTCCCTCGACCGCTGCTACAGGTGGCGTTTCTCCTGGTGCTAAGACTGGCTCAGGTACCGGTGCGTTTATCTTCTCTTGGACAAAAGCGCTCTTACTGGGCTCTTGACCTTCAACTGGTGGTGTAACTTCTGTTTGTGCGGGATCCATTATCTTTCCTCTGGTTGTATTGTTGTTGCTTCTTGTTCGACGTAACTCTTGAAGTCGTTTTCAAAAGTCTGTAATAAATTGATCTTTCCAATAGCTTGTTCGCGGAGTTGGAAATCAGACAACTCACTGCAGGAATCAAGTACTATCGAAAGTGCACTATTCTCCGCACAGAGCAGGTACTTTCTCATTACTGGCCAACCGCCTCCTTGTAAAAGAGTTCTTACTTCTTGTAGTTCGTTATTGGTCATACGGCACTCCCCGCAGCAAGCTGTCTGATTAAGTCATTTCCACCTACGTCTACAGGTTGAGCTCCACCGTCTGAAGCGGCCTGAGCCTGCGCGTCTGGAACAACTTCAGCATTAGGAACGAACCCGTTGTTCGCAGAGAAGCTGAAGTCCTTGATGTTAGTAATACCATTTAACTGTAGGATGTGATCTAGTAAAGGTTTCGGATGGATATCCAGTATCTTCGCAATCTCAGGATTCGCTGTGAGGGACTGGAACAAGTCTAACTGGATCTTAGCTTGTCGATCCTTGTCTGTAGGAAGCGTAGCGTCATACGGAACGAAGTCGTAACCTCCAGCAATGGTCTTAGGATCAGCCATCATAACATCTGCAAACGGATACTCCTGTGCAAAGTCTCCTTGTATCATGTTATAGACTTCTTCGGTTCTTCCTTGCCTAGTGTTCGAAAGCATTTGCTGTCCGAGAGGTTCAAGTCCCTGCAACCAGTTAAGCTGTGCGTGCATCTTGAGTCTAGCTGCTGCACCTGCATTCACGTTCTTAGCTTCTGTAGCTGAGCGTCTACCCGATGCAAATTGACCCAGCGCGTTCTCGTTAATTCCAGTAACAACTTGTATAATGCTGTTAATGCTTCCGATGTCATTCACATGACTAGAGGTAACATCAGTCACTGTGAGTTGCTTCAGTGCTCTGTCAGGATTCTTGGAGCCGCTACCCTTAAGACGAATGTAAGCCTTGTCGTTAAGGATGTCGTCACTCTCAATCGACTGCGGGTCATACAACATCTTGTTCTTCAGAACTTTTCTAACCCCCATGACATGCGAATTAAGAAACCAATTAACTAAACTCTGTAGTTCGTTGATTGTAGACGCAAGCCCTGGGTTATAGAACGCATTATGATCTGGGGAATACTCAGCGAGAGCATAGTTAAATTGGTTATGCAAATAGCCAGCAGGCTCAAAGCGTATGACCTTCTGATCGTTGCCTAGAACAGTTATATATTTAACAGGCATTAACGACTGGCCTAAATCTATGCCCACAGAGTCTGTCCAATCCTTAGGCACTATGTCGAAACAGATTTCAGTTTGAATCATGTCGTCTGTCGACATAAGATTGCTTTGCGATTTCTGTCTGAAGTTCTCAACAGCCCCAAAAGTTCTTCCGGCGTATCTTTTGCGCGATTCAAACACATTCTTGCCAAAACTGGTAGGAATGTGTTTAACTCCATGATACATTTTGCCTTCTTGTCTTTGTAAGTTCTTCCTTGACGTCTCGGTCTCGTGCCCAACGAACAGCCCCTCTTGGAACTTGGCCAAAGGAACCGCAGGATCTGGATAAAAACTATACGGACTGATATTTGTAATAACATTCCCTTGGTAT